CACCTATTAAAGCATCTTTTTCAGTATTTTTCTTCCATATATCGCGAAGATAATGAAAATCAGTGTATGAAGCTTGCAATGTGCCAACGTATGATGCTGCAATACATCTTTCATTTAAGTCATTTTGGTCTTTTATGTTGCTCATATTGATCTCGCAAAGGTTGCAGAACTGATATGGACGCAACGCTATTTCACAACCTACCACTGTAGAGTTACATCAATAATATCTACTCGTGGTCTGGACTATCGCATACAACATGTTTCCAAGTTTTACCTTTTCTTATAAAAGCAATAACATAATTTTTAACATTATACATTTCTGCAATAATTTTATCTTTTAAGTTTTGTTTTAATAATTCACATTTTATACATTTTACTTGTTGTTCATCTAATAATGCTTTACCATTATTAGATCCAACAGATACATTTTTATAAGATTCTTTATTATTTAATCTTGAAAGTTTAGCTCTTTTAGATCTTTTTTCTGTAGAATCATTTTTATTAATACCTATTATAGTATTAATTGATGTATTTTTAGAATGTTTTAATTTGTTTTCAGTAATTAAATACCAATTTTTTTCTAATCCTAAAACTCCTCCTTGTTGAGAATTCCAACCTATATTTTGAGCAGGTCTATATTTCTTTTCAATTTGGAGTGCTTCAGATAAAAATTTACTATATTCAATTTCTTCTACAATTAAATTTTCCCATTTATACTTATTAAAAGCATTTGTAAAATGTGTACGATGTTTATTCTTTTTATGAGATTTTATACGTTGTTTTAAATCAATAGTAAAACCAATATAACCTTCTGAATAAATATCTTTATGTTCTGGTAAATGTATCCAGTAGATACAATACATATTGTCTCCCTCGCTTAGTCTCTCAGGCTGCACGGAATTTAATTCCTGCTTGCCCCCTGTCGCTGTATTGTCAGCTTCCAAGTCAATCAGAGGGAGTTTTAAATCCGCATTATGTGTGTTCATAAATAATATATTTGTTATACAAATATAAGGAATTTTTATGACAATTCCTAATTATTTTGAAACTTTTTTAGTTTACGGATTAGTTCCCCAATCTCTATCATTTGTAAGATAAATACCTGGTTCACCTGAACCCGATGCTTCAATTCTTTCCCAAACTTTATCAAAAGTTTTTTTATCAATTTTATGACGTAATAATGTAACTGAATTATTAGCTCTACCTCTTTGAGGATTAGTTTCCCACCAATTACCAGCTTTACAATTTAGCATTGCATCACTATCTAAATCAAATAAACTTATCATCGCAGCTCTTCGAATTCCACCAGCAAGCACAGCATCTGCAATATGACATTGTATATCATGACATTCAATATCTGTCAATTTAGAACCGTCTTGTTTTTCTCGGAGAATTGCTTCAATTTTAACTAATGCTATTCGAAGTGGTTCAGGTCCAGGTGCTTTACCTCCAGCTGTGACTAATAATGCTCCTTTATGTCTAATATCTGATAAATCAAAATCAATATGACTTCCTCCAGAAATATATGATTTAAGTAAAACTTTAATAGAATCTGCCCAACCAATAATAGAATCTTGTACTACATATTTTTTTTTACGTTCAAAATTAGGTTTTCTAATTTCAGGTAATTTATCAATATGATGATTTTGAACAGAATATCCTACACCAGTTCCTCCTAATAATAAAAACATTGTTTCACTAAAACTACGAATATCATCAATTGGTAAAAACGCACAATTATAAATTCTACTATTATTCATTTCAATTGCTCTACCACCAAATTGTAAACTACGCATTGAAGGTAAAACTTTTTTTGTTAATACAAACTTTAAATATATATTTTTAATATCATCTTCTAATTGAGGATGTTTTTTAATATGCATTTCCATATTTCGATTAACCAATTCTTCCCAACTTTCTCTTCTTTCTAAATTAGGTAGATGTTTTGCATATTTAGAATATACTGTAATATCACTTAAAATTTTCTTATCTAAACTTAAATTCATTTATTATTTTTATCATTCAACATTTGTGTTTCCACGTTCTTTTCAATTCTAAAAGTTTCATTTGAAACTTCTACTTTTTCTCCAAGTTCTGAATGTAAATCTAATTTTATGTTTAATTTTTCTTCAAGTTGTTTTTTTAGTTTTTCATCCTTATAAAGGATTTGTTTTATTTTTAAAATTAAATTTATTCCAGCTGGAACTTTACCATATATTTCTGTCCAAAATTTTAATATTAACTTTTTAGCATCATCTCCAAATTCCGAATATTTACTATTTTGTAAATGATAATATTCTTTTAAATATTCTTCAGGAAATTTAAATATATATATTACATCTGAACCAATATCTATTAGTTTAACAAAATATTGATTATCAATTAATCTATGTTCGTATGCTGTAAATTCAGGATTTTTAAAACTGAATTCATGTTTAATAAAAAAGCATTCTGAAAATTCATTATTTTCATCAAATAAATATGTATTTTCTAAATAATTTATAAATTTAGGTTCTACGCCTATTACTTCTGAAATTAATGGTAATAAATAAGTTTTACTAATATTATATTTTAGATTACTCATTTATTTCTATAAAGTTATCTTTTAAATATAATTCACCATTACTTTCAATAATATGTTTAGGTATTTCATATTCATTATTTTCAACACACCATGTTATTTCTTCACATATTTCATTTAAACCTTTATATTTATATTTACCAATATTAAAACCTTTTATTCCAGCATTAAACCAGTTTTTAGACATTTTAAATAACATTGGTATTTTCTCTTTTTTAGAAATATATAAAAATTCAAAATCTTCTAAAGTATAACCTTCTAAACCTAATGTTTTACAAATAGTATTAAAAGCTAATGTGTAAATTGTTCCTTGGAAATAATATCTCCATTTAATAAAACTATTTTCAAAATCTAAAGCACTATCTGTTCCTGTTTTTAAATCAATAAATCTTACTTTTTTAGTTTTATGATTTATTATTATTTTATCAATTATCCCTCTAAAATTAAACTTTAGATATTTAAATTCGAAATAAAATTGATTATAATTTTCATTTTCAGATGTAATTATATTTTTAGAATACTCATGTGTTTCAAGAATTGTTTTTAATTCTTTAGCATCATTCATATCTTTTGTTGTAACAATTGTTTTATTAACTGTTTCAAAAATACATTTTAAATAATTCCAGAAATCGGGAATATCAAATTTTTCAATTAATAAATTTAATTTTTTAGTTGATTTCCATAATCCATTATGTGAAATAATTTGTAAAACTTGTTCTTCATTAGGTATATCACTATAATTTTTTATAATTATATCACATAATATACCTAAAGTTTCAGTTGGTTTAACACCGTCAAATACATAATATTCTTCTTTAATATAATCTTTAGTTTCAAATAATAAATTATCTACTAAACTTCCAATTTTTAAAGCTTGTGTTTCTTCTTTTTTAGGTCTTATTAATGCAACAGGACCATTTCTGTCAAAATCAGATACTTTACTATACGATAAATCTCTTATTGTTTCTTCATCATTATTCAGTATTTGATTTAATTTGCTTATTTTCTCTTTCTCCATCAATTTCATCTATAATCAAATCCATTACTAAATCTTGTAATTGATCAGCAATAGAATGTTCAAAATAAGAATCTGTATGATCATCTAAATCATATTGCTCTATTTCTATATCAATCATTAATCTTGCTGCATTTATTTGATTATTTTCGATGTAGTTTATAAATTTATTGTATTGTATATCAGCAAAAAGCAAAGCTGCTAATTGTTCAATTTTCAGAATGTTTTGTTTCATTTTTATTTTATAAAACTTTTATATATACTCCAGGATTTTCCTTAGAGTAGCTACTATATTCACTATTTATTTCCATAGGAAAAGGTAGAAAAATAGTAGTATCATCATCTTCTATTATATTATGAGCCGTCATTAAATCCGCTATCAATTGATTCGCATTGTTAAAGTCATATTTATGTTTACTTCCTCGTACAAAATGAAATCCTACTTTATAGGGAGTTTTAATTAAATATTTTGAAAAATATTCTTTTGTTTTTTCAAATTCATTTTTACGAGTAACGTATGTTTTAACTACTTTTTTACTAGAAGAATACGATTGTATTCCTAAAGATCGAATGTACTTATTCACAGCTTTAGAGCTAAATATTCCTTTAGATGTTTTAACTTTTGAATTTTTAAGTGAAGGAACATTACCTTTTATAAACAAATATTCTTCGTCATTTAATGTGATAATATCTATCATTTAATTGTTTAATTTCATAATTTATTAAAATATTTTTAATAATACAAGAGAAAAATAATTAAATCTTTCTCTTGTATTTATAATTATCAAACTTCTTTGTTATAATTGTTGCTAATAAATGTGCCAGAACCAATACTGTCAATAATATTATTTTTAATTTCAAACATCCTAGATCTTATATCTTCATTCAAAAAAGACTCTTTATAATCAAAAATTTGTTTGTCAGAAACACTATTTATTTTGAAAGTTAAAGACTTTTCTGTATCAGACACTTTATTCTCAAAAACATTTTTTTTATTAATTTTATCTATTTTTTTTGGCCTAAAACTTTCAATTGAAGTTGGTATCATGTCATAAGAATAATACATTTCTTTTTCTAATGACTTTAAATCATCTACGCTTTTCCATTTAACATAAGAAGGACATTCTATTTTATTCTCATCTCCTTCTATTAGACCAGCTGAATTTGCTTGTTCAGTTCTTTTAACTCTTGTATTTATATAAGATATATGATAATCAATTAATGTTTTTTTAGAAGAATTATCTATCTTTGAATTTCTTAAATATATTTTTATAAAATCTCTAAAGTTATCTATATTTACAAAAAAAGAAGGGTTTTCAAGAATTTGTTTAGTATTCATTACAGTGAAATCTATAATATAAATATTAAATAATAAAAAATTTACTATTTTATTAATATCGTAAGTTGGAGTATGAATCCTAAATTCAATAGTTTGTTTATTTCCAAAAATAAGAGGAATTAAATTATTCGCATAATACGTTTTGTTATCTTGAAAGCGTTTAACTTTCAATTCTATATATTTCTATATAGTCCAGACTATGTCATCACCCTCGCAGGGTGTCGGGCGCTCGTGTCCACTTCATCTCCGTTCTGGAGGTATGTGATTAGTCGTTGCACCTTCCTTACATTCCTGTAAGGCTTGGCTCAAAATTATCTTTAAAATTTGAAACTTTCCTGCAAACAAATAAAAACTCTTCTTCTGAGAAGTTATTTTTCATTATATTTAAAGGTTTATATACCCATTGAGTATTTTCTTTAGTATATCCAAGTTTAGAATCTCTTCTGTCTATAGAAGCGTTAGATTCTGACTTTTTAAATCCTAAAATATTCAATTCTATACCTGTATAAATACATTTACCATTTTGTGAATTATAGATTTCTTTTAAATCGAATACTGTAATTTCACTTTCTAAAATTCTAGAACCTCGTTCTAAATTAGCATTAGTCTCAGTCAACCATGTGACATGGATCCCGTCTGTAAAATGATTTGATTGATCTCTTCGTAAAGGATATATATTATAACCTCTACATTTAGCACACCACATGTATTTTTCTTGAAAAAGTTTATATGGTCTTTGATATTTAATACCACCACATTCACAAGTTAATTTAACTTGATATCTTTTATGATGATAAACGTAATCATTATCCATTACTGTAAAATTACCAATAATATCTCCTTTTTTGAAAGGGTAATTTGGTAACTTTTGAGATTTCTTTTTAATAGGTATTAGATATTCATATTCTTGTTTCATAAGTGGAAGATTTATATTTTTACAAATATACAAAATTAATTCCACATTTCCTAATTTTATTAAGACTTTTTTTGAATTCACCCGATATTTTTAATCATAAATTACTTTATGACTGCGCTATATCTTAACGCGTGCTAATATTCCATTTTTGATTACCATTAGGATCTTTAGGGTGTTCTAAAACATTACCTAAGTCATTACCGTATTTTTCAAATCCATAACCTTCTGATAAATATTTAAATAAAACATTAAAATTAGAATGTACTTTTGATTTATTTTCTATATCAATAGATGAATCCAATAATGAGTTAATTTTGTTTACAGGAAATGGTTTTGAATAATTTTTACGTTTAACTCCAAAATTATATTTTTTATATAAAGGAAACATTGAAAACATTTCGTCTTGAAAAAATGAACTTATTTTATAAAAAGCTAATATAAATTCAGGAGTCCTAGGTATTCCACCAATATGATAATGTAAAGCACAGCTATTATCAAATACTGTTTTAGACTTTAACTCTTCAACAGAATCTATTAAAGCTTGTAAACCTAACTCCCCACTTAATGGTATAGTTACATATTCTAAACCAGATATACTTCCATCTCTTAAAGGTATTAATGGTAAAATATCCATTTTTTCTTTAGATAAAACTCCTTTAGTTGTTTCAAACTCCAATCCAAAAGTATAATTTTTTAATAAAGGACTATATGTCTTTACACTTTTAGTTATAATTGGATTATAATTTTTTTCAAATTTTGATTTAAATTTATCAGTAATACCTCTTGAGTCATAAGGTAAAGACTCTTTTAATTCCCTTGAAACTTCAATTATGTTATTTAAATCTTTAGCTTTTTTTAAACTTATGTGAAAATAATATCCAGTAGATAATTCTTCTCTATAACATAAAGGTACTATATTTTTATTTAAACATAAAATCATTTCTGAATTTTCATTAAATAATATTACGTTGTATAACATGTTTTTCTCAAAATAACCAAATTTTGGTTTATTTGAAGAATCAAATGAGACTATTCCTTCAAATAAATTTTTAGAAGGTAAAGCATATTTTTTAATAGTATTATTATATACTAAATTTTCAATCCTAATGTATCTTTTATTTATTAAAAATACATCTCCTGAATGCTCAATATTAATATCTCCTATTATATAATAACTACCATCTATTAATCTACAAGATGATTCATAAATTTCTAATCCATTAACACTTAAAACTATTTTATCTTCCATTTTGTTTTGTTTTTTCTTCCCATTCAGTTACGATTGTGTTTAAATTTAATAAAAAATCTTTATTAATTTCTATAACTTCTTCAACATTTGTATCGTTATTTAGCTCTTCAAGAACTTTATTAGCTTCTTGAACTTTAATATAGATAGGAAGCATTTGTTCTTCGATTATATTTTGATTTTCTTGATTCATAATTAAAACTTCCAATTCTGGGTCTTCATTAATAATATTACTATCACTGAATATATCATTTGGATCTAAAAAAAATTCTTCTTTTACTTTTTTAACATTAAATGAATTTTCTAAATCTAATATTGCTCTATTTTGTTTTTTATTGAATTCTTTAATAGCTATCATTGCGTTTGAAACAGCTGGCAATAATATAACTCCATCAGAAGATATTAATGATAAATCTTCTCTAGTTTCACACTCTTCTATATTTATTAAATTACCATTTTCAATATTATAAATTTTACCGCTTTGAACAAAAGATGTTTTTTTGTTGTACGGTTTACGATTAAATATTATTTCTTGATGAGTGTCTGGTTTTCTTTTTCTATTTATATCTATAATTGGATGTTTAGACATATCTGATAAGTCTTCAAAACTAAAATTCTCTTTAAATTTATTAGTAAGAGCATCATAATCCATAATAGTTTCTAACATTATTCCTTTATAAAAATATAATAAAGCAGGTTCTGATTTGTTAAATGGAAAAGGAGTAAAAATATTTCCTGATTTGAAATCTGGAGTTTGATTTTCATTTAAAAAATTTCCTGAAAATAAATTAAAATGTTTACCCATTAAAGAATAAGAAGATGTTAATGCAATATTAGGATCTATTGCTAATGGAAAAAATCCAAAATCTTTAATAAAAGTATAAACTCCGCTTATTAAATGACCGTTTCTCCAATATCTTAATTGTTTAAAATTAATGCCTGATCTGAAGAATTTATCATCTGTTTCATCATAAATATTATTTATAACTGTATTGTCTATTGTTTTATATTTTGCTTTTTTCTCGGTCCTTCTACTGGCTTTTCTAGACCTATTGGTCATAGCCGTATTGATATTCATCTGGGTATTCGAAGGACCTTTGTGAAAATTTCCATAACTAGACACAAAAGTAACAGCTTGAGCCGCTTCATTTCTATTTACTTTGTATTTAACAGCTTTTTCAATATCTCCATCTGTGATTTTATAAACAATATTATGATCAAACTGAAAAACAGTTTTATCAACTATTCCTCCAATTGCAATTAATGATTCCCAAATAGAAGATATATATACTGAATTCTTACTTTCTTTATAATAATAAAGCGGTCTTTCTTCAAATTTAGCTGGATCTGTATCTCCAGTTTCTTTTTTAGAAGCTCCATGAAAAGCATAAACAACATTAGGTTCTTTCATATCTTGAAATATAATTGCAGCTCCTCCTATATATTCATCTAATATTTTTATATTTTCAGACTTATATAAACATTCCAATAATATTTCTGAATCAATTTTTGATCTATCAAAAACTTTTACATTGTGTTGATTAACTTCCCATAAATCAACAGTTATTTCGTATTTATCAGCTAGTTCTTTATGGTTTTTTAAAGTTCCATTATGGCATCCTATAAACTCAAATCCTTCTTTATATTCTCCAAAACCAAATGGATGAGCATTTATTTCATTTATAACACCTACACTTGATTTTCTTGTATGTCCGAAAACTACTGGACTATTTTTTGGTTTTAAATAATCTTGATCAACAATAAAATCACTATAATTTTTACTTGTTTTTAAACCGTAATAAATTTCCCCATCAGTGGTGACTCCACAAGAATCACCACCTCTACTGTTGTTATATAAACCTAAAATATCAAACTTAGCTTTATTGAAATTTTTTGGATCTTTTCCAGCATAACCGAATATTCCGCACATATATTATTATTTATATTGTTATTTTTTCTGTTTTATATTCAACATTAATTAGTGTTAGTAATTCTGCTGCTCTATCTAAATTATTAGAATCAATTGCTTTTTGAACTTCTTTTGAGTATTTTTGAATTAAAACTTCACATTCGTCATCTAAGACACAGTTCACAGCTTTTAATGTTTGATCAAAAACCCAATCCATTGTGTCTTTAGAGTGTATCCAAAAATTAGACAAAGCTCTACATTCAACACCAAAATCTTTGAATCTAAAACTACCTGCTTTACCATATAACTCTCTTCGACGCGTATCATTGTCTCTAAAAAGAGCTGGTAATGTAACAAATATATCAAACATTTTTACAATTTGTTCAGTTTGTTTTTCATTTGGACTTGGATAACCTATAGCTACATGTCCACCTGCGCATCTAAGGTTGGTATTATTATCTGGACTTTCGTTTTCAGATTGCAAATAAACGTTATAGTCTGGTTCGCATCCAAAAGTTGTAGCTTGTGGAGTTTGTAGGTATTTAGTATTTATTTCGTCACTTACTTTTTGACTAAATTTATACCCATGAGCTGAAGCTAATACTTCTAAATAATCTTGACAAACTTTATGAGCATCAAACCATTCTTCTTTTGTTGAACAAGGCGGAATATTATATTCAAACATTATTCCATCTTCTTGTATTGCATGACCTAAATCACTAATTGGTCTAGGGGAGTATTTACTACCACCTTCTGTTAATCCTTCAGCAGATACAATTTCTCCGTCATTACAGATGAAAATTTCTGGATCAGCACCTAATGTTATTTTATATTTGTTTTTTATTTTATTCATTTTTTATAATTTTAAAAAGTAATTCATTAAATTAAAAACTAATTGCTTAGTCTTTTCAGGACAATCATTCATCTCTGGATGACCTTGTATACATAATGATTTAGTTTCTGGATAGTATACTATTTCAGGTTCCACGAAATTTAATGGTAATTCGATATTTTGATCTTTACCATTTAAATATTTATCACTTAAAAAATATTTAGAATATCCTACAATTTGATATTGTTTTTCTGATAAATTAAAAGGATACATCATTTGATGATGAGTAGATGTTATATTATAAATACCATTATCATATGGTAAATCTAACTGTATAGCATGAGTTTGACCATTAGCATGGCCTTCTACATGTTGTATTAATTGGCCTCCATTTAAAACGGTTAAAAATTGACTTCCTCTGCAAATGCCTAATTTTGGTGTGTTTGGAAATCTATCAAACAAATATCTTCTTTCGTAAGAATCTCTTTCATCATTGTATTTTGTTTTACTACCAACTCCTTGGTTATAGTAGCCAGGATAAACATCTTCTCCTCCTATAAATAAAACTAAATCAATAGTTTCTGTTTCTTTCACTTTATCTGAAGGAATTACTGTTACATCATAATTTTTTAATAGAAAATTGATATAAGAACTGTTGTTTAATTTATTGTTTACAGCTACTGTTATTTTTTTTTTACTCATTATCTAATAATTGATTAATTAATACTTTAGCGTAATCGCAATTTATTTCTTCTGGATGATATTGTAATCCAACAATAGGTAACTCAACGTGTCTAAAACCTTCTATAATAATTGGAAATTGTTCTCCATTTGATATCACAACACCTGTTTTATCATTATAAATTCTCCATTCTTGTACGTTTCTTTCAGAAGAATAACAATTATATGCTCTTTGAGAATAACATAATAATTCTAAACCTTCTCCTAATATATCAACAGATTGATGATGCATTGAGTTAATATGATATTTAACATCATTATCTATAAATTGCATTTCTTGTCGTGTAGATTCACGATTATCTCCTTGATGATGTCCAAGCATATGTTGATTTAATGTTCCGTTAAACCATGTATTCAATCTTTGCATCCCTCTACAAATACCAAATATAGGTTTTCTAGCATTAATAAATTGAGGAATTAATATTTTATCTAAATATTCATAGTGTTGATTTGATCTACTATCCATTATACCTGGTATTGCATTATATGTTGAAACATCTACATCTGCACCTCCTGGCAATACTAACATATCTATTTCATTTACTATATTTTCTAAATTATCTGATGTTGATATTAATCTAACATATCCAAATTGACTAAAAAATTGCATATAAGGAAAAGACTGTCCTACTTTACCGTTGAATGTATCCGCGTAGATACCGATTGTTTTTTTCATTTTATTTTATATTATTATTGGTAATTTTAATTGTCTAATAGAACTTAATTTTATTAACATTATTTCCATATTACTATTATTTGTACTTATATAAGGAGAATCACTAATAATTGCTGATTTTGCAATACTTTGTTTTAAATGGTCAGCTTCTTTTTGATGAACGTCTAATAATAATATTCTTTTAGAAAAAGGATTTTTTCTTAATTTTATAAATAAATTTCTTATTTGATATTTATTTAATCTTATTAATTTATCACCAATACTACAAGCGCTAGCTAATTGACAATTAGCTGTAGGAGATCTTACTACTTTAAAACTTAAAGGATAATGAGCTGCATTTATCTTAAGCTTAATAATTGTTTCGTTTCCAGAATTGTTAATTTCTAAATCTATAATATGATCAATATTAGTTTGTTCTGTCATTATATTTTTGTATTAATTCTATTTAAATTTCCATATAAAATTATATGCTTTTTTGTGTTTACCGTGTAAACAATCTGAAATATATCCATTACTATATTTTTTTTCTTTTACTAATTCTGAAGTACTAACCCATTCTTTTATAAAATTACCTTCCAGATCATATTGAATAATAGGTTTTAAATTATCTGTTCTGTTTTTAGCAGAGTTTGACATTTTAATTTTACTTTCAATACTTCTTTTAGAAGGATTATTTGCTAAATTAATTCTTTCTTTTGATAATTCTTTATCGTAAGACCATATAAACCCACCGTAAAATCTATATTTACCTCTTGCACATTTAGATAATCCACTATTATCAATATTAAGTAAATCAGCCGCAATTTGACAATTTTCAAATTCATTTAATAAATTACCATTTAAATCAAATTGATAAACTATTTTAATATTATTTCTACCGTGTGGACCATGTGCAAATTTACACATATTATAACCATATTTTTTATCATATGATTTATAATAATCTAACCAGTATTGTTCTTTTTCAAATTTATTTACTGTTTGATCTAATAATTCTAAAATTATGAATTTATAATTCTCAGGTTTATTTTTATTCCAAGAATGTTGTAGACTTAAAGAATGATGATTTTGTTTATTTAATTTACTTAAATGTGTTTTTTTTCTTCTTGAAAAATTAGTTGTACTACCAATGTATTTTTTACCATTGATTAAATTAATAATTGCATAAATTACTTTCATATATTATTGTATTAAATTATACAACAAAGATACGAAATTAATTTCAATTATCCTAATTAAAAATTATTTATTTTATATAATAATCCCTTTACTAATAGCTTTTTCAATAAGTAATTTTGGTAATATATTTTTATACTTTTCTAATGTAACTATTCCACAACTTGGTGCTGAATTAATTTCGACAACAATGAAATCAGGATTATCTCTACGATTATTTTCACTGTCATTATTGTTTTGAACACGTAAATCACATGCCCCAAAATCTAAACCACAACTAATTAACGCTTTAACACAATGTTCTTCTATCTCTTTCCAATTATTAGGTTTATCAAAATTTTCATTTTCTTCTAATATCCAAACACAATTATCATCATGACGTTGCCAACTATTAGGATGTTCTTTAAATTCTTGACGTAACATTTTACGACAAGTATAAAAACAACCGTTTTTAGTTACATGTAAACGATATTCTTTATTATAATTATAATATTTTTCAAATATATAATTAGACAATGTTTTTCCTATAATCCAATTATCAAATTCTTCTTGAGTTTTTAACATTGTATTACCTTTACCTTTAGAACCAAAATGTGATTTTGTAATAATTGGAAAACCTACTTTATTAATAAATAATTCAAGATTCTGATCTTGTGTAAATTCTAACATTTTTGGAAAACATTCCCATTCAGCAGTTTTAACTCCAAATTCAGTAAAACATTGTTTCATTAATAATTTAGAAGAACTATTTTTAATTGCTTCTTTAGAATTTAATTCAATCCTAGAACCATTTTTACTAGCAGGATCTTCTAATTCAGTTAATGAACCAAATCTTATAACACTTCTAAAAGGTAGTTTTCTTAATTGTGTACGAAAAGGAGCATGACTAGGATGTCTACTTCTAATCATTGGTCTATAAATTTCTTTATATTGCTTTAAAGCAACTTCTATTTTTTCTTTTACTTTTCTTGTTACTAATCCCATTATTCCATCCCGTATTTAATTATTTTCTTTTCTTTAGATAATGATTTTTTAAATTCAATCCAATCTCCTGATTCTATTTTAACCTTATTAGAGACTTTATTGATATAAAAATAAGTTATAGCTTCACCATATGGAGTTTCTATTTCTTCTAAAACATAAGGACTTTCTATTTTTACTCCTCTTTCATATTCTTGTACACGTTGTAATACTTTAAATGTATCTTCATTTATTTCATAAACTTCCATTTTAATAGAAGTATTTCCGTCTTTAATTAGTGCTGGAAATGAAGCAAATGAATATAAATCATAAATTAAATCAGTATCAAAATCACCAATATATTTAGATTTACTTATTAAGTAATTAGAATCACCTTCATGTCTTAAAGCCCCATAAGCAGCAAATAAATATGTTTTTTCCATTATAATTTTTTTAATCTATCGTAACATCTTAGATCATAATATATTCTAGATAAATAATGCTTTTCATAAACTTCAATCCCTACTAGATCAATTAAATTTGAAATATCTTGAGATTCGTGTTTATATTTTCTAAGAAGTCTTTGTTTTTTTAGTATTTTCTTTATATATTTTATCATTATATTAATTTTAATGCTTCTTGTAATCCAATTTCTAATGCTTCTTCCCAAGTAAAATAATTTTGAAAAATAGGCATTTCTTCTTGCATTTCTTTTGTACATTCATCACTATTTATGTAGTCTGTATATAACCAAAATCTTTTTTTATTATTACTATATGTATAAAAAGTAGGGGAATATTTTATACTTTCTTTAGTATAAGGATTAAGAAAATCTAAACTCACATCTACAATGATATTATGAACTTCTCTTAACCATCTTTGAAGTAAAGACTGTGTTGGTAATCCAATACATTCATATTTTTCACCTTTCTTATAATTACTATAATCTGTAGGTTTATCTTTTAGAATAGTGTGTTTAATAAATTCATCATAAATATAATTTTCTGTCTTCCAGTTAAATCCTTTTTCTTTAGCTAATTTAGCTGTTTTAAATGAAATTAATTGTTCTTCCATAGTTATTTATTTTTTAAAAAGGTAATGATTCTTCTATTAGTTTTAATAAACATTCCTTAGCAGCTTTTTCTCCATGATTTAAAACTAAATCACTAAAATCTTTTGATTTATATTCATCAGGAATTTCAATTTGCATTAAATTAAATCTTTCTTCTAATTTTTTACCAAATTGTCTTCCCCAATTAGTATCTTTATCAAAATCATTATCATATAGTATATATATAGTTTTAAAACGTTGTTTAAGTTGATCTAAGACATGTTCTTTAGGTAAAGCTGATTCTGTTTGTAAACTTACAACAGGTAATCCTAAAACGTCTGTAATTGCCATTACGTCTTTTAGTGACTTAGTAATTATTAAAGATTCTCCTGTTTCCGGTAATTGCTCCCATCCTTGCCAAGTAGAATCGTTATGTGTATTTAACCATTTATATTCTACATTTTCTGGCTGATATATTTTAAAAGTTTCATTTCCATCTTTATATTCCGTATAAGAAAATGCTAATTTATCGGCTGAAATTATCTTTTTATTTATTCCAACATGTAAATATGAAACAGGCAGTACGCGATATTTATCTAGAGTTTTCTTAGTAATTCCGTATTTATTCCAAAATGCTAAATCAGATAAAGTCCAGTTTCTAGATGTTTTACCTAAAGCTTTACTATTTAAATCTTTAACTATATCTTCTCTTGTTTTTAAATGATTAGACGTATTAATATTAGTTCTAAATGTATTTTTGATTATAAATTCATCTTCTAAATTAGCATCTAAAGCAATTTTACTTAAAGCCTCAAAATATGATAATCCAAATTTCAACATTACAAACTTAATACAATCACCACTTCCTAATACAAAATCATTGAAACATAATTCACCACTTTCTCCTATAAAAAATCCAAACGAAGGTTTTAAATCATCACGTAAAGGAGAACACATGTTTCCTCTCGTATCAACTTCTTCTTTCATATACATTCTATATATTTCTAAATCAGTTAAAAAATGTAATAATCCTTCTTTAGTTACATGTTTTAAGTTTAAATTTATTGTCATTTTATTATACTTCTTATTATTAATATTTCAATGTATTCATTATTATTTGTAATAGAAAAATCTTTAAAGTAAGCATATTCACCATCAGATCTAGTAATCGTTTTAATATAAATCCAATCTGGATTATTCTTTTTAATTTGTTCTATTGTCATTTATTTTATTGTTTAATTAAAGTTAATGTTTTTTTAACTGTTTTATTAGTATAAACCGAACATTGAAAATTATCAGTTTGACCGCTACAAAAAGGATGTTTACAATTTTTAATTAAATTTTCTTCTTTAAAGTCTTCAAAATTTTCACAATTATGACAATATTCTTCAATTTCTTCTAAAATTATTTCATTTATTTTCATATTTTTATTATTTAATTAATTAGTGACCCTGAAAGGAGTCGAACCTTCAACCCAAAAAATGGGCACGGGGTTTAAGTCCGTTGTGTATACCATTCCACCACAGAGCCAAAAAAAGGGATAGTAATTAAACTATCCCTTAAAGATTTATATTATATCCAAATTTGTTTAAATGGTTGTTGTTCTGCATTATTTGTAGTAGGATTATCTTCCAATACTCTCTCCATCATATCATCATATTGATTACCTTTTTTTGTAACTCTTAATCTTGATGGGTTTGCTCCAAACATTTCAATAAAATCAAAGTTTTTATAAATTCCTAAATAAGATTTAGGTTTTGCTACTGAACCATAAGTTGCAAATACATTTACTTTTTTACCTTCGCAATTTTTAGCTGTAAGATTCATTAATGTATCTACAGCTTCTTTAGCTGTTGTAACAGCTGGGAATACATAATCATTACCTAATACTGCTTTAGCAATAGATAGTACTCTACCTACGTTTAATTTAGCTAATGATTCATTTTTAGCATCATCATACATTTCATTTTTTGTAGGATAATAAATTCCCATATTAATAGATGCTTTTGAATCATCTGTAAAAATTACTTTATATTCTGGTGCATTATCTGCCATTTCTGGACTTTTCTTTTCTACACTAATAGAAACATTTTCAACTTTTCCTGCTTCTCCATTATTAAAAATTAGTGTTGACTGACTTTTAAATTCTTCTCCATTTAGGTCTAATATCATATTCATTATTTTTTGGCTTATACATTATAATATTCAAGTGGAATATTACTTTCTTTTTTTAATTTATTATATAATTTACTTTGTAATTGAGAAACTGTAATATTGTTATGAAAAGCAGCTTCTTTCATTGTTCTGTAAATAACTTTTGTTTCTGTGTTTATAACAGCTCTACCTTTTGTAGAATTACTCATTTTTTCTTTAGTTTCATCAGAATGTTTTGTTCCGTACTTAGAACTTAATTTACCAACTTTTCCTTTTTTAGCTAAACTTAATTTGAGTTTGTGTTCTTCAGATAATTTCTTATCTTTATATATTCTTGCTGAATTTTTACTAATTTTATCTTTTGTTTCTTGACTTAATTTTTTACTAGTATGAGAAATACTCATTTTTAATAAAGTTTCCTTTGAAAATTTCTTTTTCAATTCACCACTATTTGTAAGTTGTAAATTTAATCCATTTTCTCCAATTACTTCATATAAATCTTGATAGTAACGTTCTTTAACATTAAGTTCTTCAAATAAACATTGTTCTATAAATTCAAAAATATGATTATCTACACCATATTTATTAAGAGAGTTATAAAGTTTAATTTGACCTTTACAATTTAAAAAATTATAGTCAGCGAGTCTATTATTATAATTAATAGTTTGTCCTATATAAATTTTATTATTAGGACTTGTTATTTTATAAATTCCTATCATAATACATAAATTAAATTTATGCAATATACGAAATTTTTATGACAAATCCTAATTATTTTAGAAATATTTCATCCCAGTTAATACTTAAATTACCATCTTTATCAGATTCAATTAATGTAATTTTAGCATCTTTCAAATGATCACATCTTGATCCACAAGTAACTGATTCTGAAGGTTTGAAATTAACTAATGTTTTATTATCTTCACGATACATATATCCTATGGCATCAACATTTGCTGATAAAATTGCGGCTGATTTTCCAATTAAGTCAATTCCACGCTCAGTCATTTCTTTCCCATCTTTTTCCAAAAGTTTATCTTTTAAATGTGCTAAAATTATTAATGTATCAAAACATTCTTCTAATTCATCTAAAACTATCCATAACGCAGCTCTGGTATATTGGTAACCTCCTCCGTTTGGAAGCTCTAGGATATTATCACCTTGAAAATTTCTTCCCATTGGTGTTTTTTGATATAATTTTTTTGCAAGAGGTAATACCATTTCTTCCAAAACAGTAATAGTATCTATCGCTCCATATTTATAAACAAATCCTTTATTTTGATTATTAGCTTCTTTAATTGAGTTTATAACTTGTTTGAGAGCCATAATTGGTTCAATATTTAATCTTTTAGATTCACCGATTATATCTATTTTCAGAGCATCTAAATAATCAGTACCTCCTTCTAAATCTAATATTAAACAATTCTCTAAATTTGCAAGTGCAGTACTTTTTCCAATTTTAGGTTTTCCAAATAAAATAATTTTTCTTGGATTTCTTCTACTCGCGCTTATTTTTTGTGTTGGCAGTAATATACTCATTTTATCTCTTTCATCCGACCACCTACCTCTTTTAAATTATTCTATAAAAAATGAATTTACACTAATTAACGATTTTGTTTTTATAAAATCATCTGTAGATTTAATTAATGTTTCGTTTGGAGTCCAAGAATGTCCTGTATGAAAATATGCATGAGTAAGTTTAGAATAAAAATCACAAAATCTTTTTAATTTATTTTTATACTTAGATTTACCATTTTTAAGTTCTTTAATTAAATTAAAACCTAATTCTTCATTTCTTATATCTCCTAAATGCTCCCACAATAATCTTGTTAAACTACAAACTAATAGATTTTTATTTTTACAACTAAATGATTTAAATTCAAAATAATCGTTTGTAATATTAACTTCTAATTTTAACATATCTGAAATATAGTTTAAATAAAAAACTTTATAATCTATTGTTTTATCACAATCTATGTTATATATTCTAATTTTATCATAAAAATCACTTCTTGTGTTTTTTAACTCTCTATAGCAATTTGTTTTTGAATATTTACATATTGATTTTTCATCTTTTAATAACTCATATTCTACATCATTTGCCCAAGAAAAACCTATTCTCATTTTTTTTTAATTTTTTATGTTATTTTTCTATGTTTTCTAAGAATTCATATTTTTTAAAAAATCATATACTTTTTGTATTTCATCTTTATTATTTGGCAATGGAAGTTCGCGAAAATAATTGACAGCTCCATCAAAATATAATGGACAAATTGTTCCTCCTCCTCCATCCCTACTACCCATTATTTCTAAAAACCTAATATTGTCTTTAAATTTAGTTATGTCATATCCAAAGTATTCAGGTATTTCATGTCTAAAAGGACTAAATAATCCAATTAATACATTTGCATCACGACCGGTTAATTTATTATCTCCAAGTCCATCCATTGTCGGTTTAAGACGATTTGCTTTTTTATTTTCAATACCTTCTTGAGCTGATGATTGTTGTTGAATGACTACTGGAATGTAATTAAATCTATTTCTAAGTTTAAGTAAATAATCTGAAGATAATGTTGAAATACTTTCATGTAAAGACATTTGAGCTCCATTTCTTTTCTCAGTAGATATTAGTGAAATGTGATCTATTATAATTATAACGTACTCGTCAGGATCATTTGGTTCATAATAATCCTCTACTTCTGTTATTTTTCCACCAATATCAATATTTCTTTTATAAATAGTTCCATTAGCTAAAGCATACTCTCTTACTAGGTTATACATACCAAATCCATGACGTATGTCATCAACAAACTCTACTACTTCTTCAATTTTTTTAAAATAAGGTTCGTATTTTTGTATTATTTGTAATATTTCTTCTGACAAAACACTTGAAGCTCTTGTTGACTTTAAATCAGTAGGACTTATCCTGATACCTTCTTTTATATATATTATATTAGCAAAACAAGCTAACATTTTTTCTTCTTTAGACATTTCTAAAGAAAAATAAAATACTTTTAATCTTACGTTTAAATTATTATCTATAATTTGTTGAACAGGATTATATAAGAATAACCAATCAGTAATTTGTGTTTTACCAACTTTCTGATTAGCTGAATTTAAATAATACTTGCCTTGTTCTATTCCTGGATTTTGCTCTTCAAATCTAGGTAATCCCCATGGTATACAATTTACTTTTCCAGATAAAATTCTCTCTCTTTTATTGACAATTGTTTTAAAAGTTCTGTCAAATAAACTTTGTTTGATTTCAC